GATCAGCATAACATCCGCCGCGTCGTCCTCGGCGAGCACTTCGGCAAGCTCGCGTATCGCGCTCAGCCGGATTTCCCGTCCCTGCAGCGCGTGGACGTCCGCGAGCACGAGATCCATGCTTCCCGGCACCAGCCGGATATTCTGCGCGGCGTCCAGGATCCAGTCGCCATAGTACGGCTCGTGGTTGCCGGTCAGCACCTCATACAGCGTGGTGATCCCCTCGCCGCCGCCGAAATTGTAAAAATACGTCAGATTGCACTGCGGATCAGCGTCGACCACGACGACGCGCTTGCCGCGCGCGGCCAGCTCCGCCGCCATATTGATCGTTGTCACCGTCTTCCCGACGCCGCCCTTGCAATTCATAACCAGCGTTGTTCTCATGGTGTCCTCCTGTCAAAATTTAAAGCTCTCGCGCATGGCGACGCCGTTGCAGTCGCCCTCGACCGTGTAGTACCGATGCGCCTCGTTGACGTAGATCACTTGACCCTTGATCGCCCACATCGCCGACTGATCCGCAAATTTGACAAATGCGCTCGGCACCCACGTTACCGGATCGCCCACACACGGTGCCTTCCCCGTCACCGGTCCCACCGCCGCGTAGTCGTCCAGTCGTAATCTGATACTCATTTTTCGCACCTCATGTAACGTATGCTTCACGAAATCGATTGGTCGCCGGATAAAAGCTCATGTCCACTTTTCCGACGTCGCCGAATCTATTTTTGTCCAGGTAAATTGTCTCAAAGCGTGTCATCGTGCCGTTTTCTTCTTGCCGAGCGTCCGCATCCACACTATCCCCGTGCAGGATCATTACGCCTGCCGCGTCTTCTTCCGTCGCTCCTGATCCGCGCAAATCGCTGATCTTCGGTCTGCCTTTCCGCTGATCTGATTCTCTGTTGAGCTGGATCAGACACAGCACCGGCGCGTTGATGGTCTTTGCGAGAGCCGTGAGAGCATGGGCGATTTCCGCGTACTCAGCATGATCCGGCTGTTTATGCGGGCGGAGGAAAAGTGTAAAGTGATCGATGACCACGAGGCGCACGCCCTTGCACGCCTGAGCAATGCTGACCGCCTTCTGGACGTTCATCGGCTCCTCGGTAATGTATACCTTATGGTCTGCGAGTGCTATTGTTGCCTCGCTGACTTTAGCGTACTCCTTCTCAGTCAGTCGGTCTGTCAAAAGTATTTTGCTGTTGATCCCGCCCTCCATTGCAATCCGGCGCGCCATGAGCTGTGTACTGGTCATTTCCAGCGATATATAACATACTGCGCCCTGTGTTTTGCCGACGTACTCGGCAATATTGAGTGCAAAGGCCGTTTTCCCGACGCCGGGTCGTGCCGCCAGGAAATACAGCCCGGCATTGATCATTCCGCGTCCGAGGAGATTGTCAAGCGTACGGTAGCCGGTTCTCGTTGCGATATTCCCATCGCTGTCAACCATTTCGCGGTACGCGAAAAAATCGTCAATCTGATCCAACGGTGAGAGCAGTTGCTTTTTCGACGCCTCGTTGTAGTCCCGTAGTGCGTTGGAGATTTCCGCAACGACCTCAGCCGATTCGCGCTGTGTGTCGATGTCATTGATGCCGGCGATCAGCGCTTCGCGCAATCTTCGCCGCTTCCCTGTCTCGGCCACGATATCGGCATACTCTCGCGCGTTTGCAGCGGTTGGAGTTATTTGCACAAGCTCCGCGAGATAAGATCGCAGCGCCCTGTCAGCGTGCATTGTATCCGCTACGGTAAGAGCGTCGATCCGCGCGCCGGAATGCTTCATCTGCCGAATTGTCAGGTATATACTTCGATTTTCGGCGCCTGAAAAATCATCCTCGCGCAATCGCGGCAAAATGTCCGTAATGCGGCTCGGATCGATCAGCAATGATCCCAGCACCGCGTTTTCCGCGTTGAGGATTGATACCGCGTCACTCATAGATGTCGATTTCCTCTCCGTCCACGATGTCCGTGCGAACGAACCGACGCCCGAGGACTCCGTTGTTTTCCGGCCTGTCCGACGCCTCCGGCGTCTCGTCCTCCCATCGACGTCCATTAAGCCACGTCGATGGGTGGGGAATATATCGACCGCCATCGCGCGTCCACTGCTCGCTTTGCATCTGCGCTTTCAGCGCTCTGGACATCTGCGAGCAAAGGATCAGGTCGGGCTTGAGCTTGTCCCACGCCTTCCGCGCCTCCTGCTTTCCGACCTTGCGCGGGTAGCACGCCCAAAAACGGTTAAAGAGCATCTCGCGTTCCGCCTCGATTTTTTTCTCCGCGCCGTCCCCCTGTGGGGGACTTATAGGGGGTATATCATGACTTCTATTATCAAACCTATTAATAACAGTCTCGCCAGTTTTGACTATACCGGTGTCGCCAAAATTGGCAGTCTCGCCAGTTTTGACTATACCGCGCGCGTATGTCTCCAGCGTGTAGATTCGCCTCATCCGATTGCCCTTCTTGTCACAGACTCCGACGTGCTGGACGATCAGCTCACCGGCGTCGACCAGCTCGGCGATCGACCGGGTGATCGTGCGCTCGCCGCAGCCCATCACCGACGCAAGGTATGCGTTCGAGGCGAAGCAGTAGCCGCGCACCTTGCCATCGTCATCACGCGCCTGCGTCAGCGACGCGATAACGCCATAAATCAGCTTTGTCTTGTCGCTGAGGGCCTGCGAGTGCAACACCGGCCATGGAATGACAGACCAAAACGACGCCGCAACCCCATTAGTTTCCTCGCTCATTCAGCGCCCTCCTCCCACGCTATTGGCATGAAGATTCTCTCGCCGCGTATCTGGTCTTTGCAGTAGACAAAGATAGTTTTTCCAAGCCCGCTCATTCCCTCGTCCTCCTGTTCTCGGGCGCGTCCAGCGCCTCGATGATCTTCATGATGCACCCGCTCGCCGCCATAGCGCCGAGCCAGATCAATGCCGTCATGTCAAGCCCACCGCCTTTCGGCCCGCATCCTCCCGCGGGTTGTGTCGGCGTACCGTCCCTCTGTTCGCCGACCGACAGCGATTTGTCTTGACACGCTGGCGCATTCGCGGTACAATAGATGCGTCAAAGGTCTTCGACCTGCCACAAATCCACATGGTTTTTGACACGATCGCTTCGAGGTTGCCGCCTCGGGGCGATCACTTTTTATGTCTGTCATAGCGCGGCCCGCACCTCCTCGATTGGAATGTGTCCGTGCGTCGACAAGCGTCGCAGCTCGTCGACCGTCAGCTCACCCGGATCTTTGATGCGGTTATAGGCCGTCGCACGGGATACGCCCAGCACCGGCGCCAGCCGCGATCCGTTGTTCAGCTCGTAGGCGTTGAGCAGTCTCCGCATCGTGTCCGTGCGGTCCTTCAACTTTGGCACGTTTATTCCCCCTCTCAGTACGGCAGCACGTCCGCCGTCAGTGCGAACCCGATAATGACCGCATCGGCTCCCTCCCCGAGGAAGCTGTCGGCGTACATTTCCCCACTTGGCTCCCCCTCTGGGGGAGCTGTCAGCAAAGCTGACTGAGAGGGAATCCCCGTCAGATAGCTCTTTCCAAACTCCCGCCTGAAATCGTCCTCGTCCCAGCCGAATTTTTCCATCGCGAGCCTCTGCCCGTACTCGTGCAGCCGCTGCATGGTCTCCGGGTTCCTGTGCGCGGCGTCCGGCCCGAAGATGTGGCAGTCGTGGTGGCACAGGTACACCGTCAGCCCCAGCTTTTGGCTCTTCGCGCGGTACGCCCCGCCGAAAATGTGGTGCTTGTCCAGCGGATCAGCGGTTCCGTTGCGTCCGCAAAGCCAGCAAGTATTCATACTTTACGCTCCTTTCTGTTCCGACGTCGCGCCGATCAGCCGCGCCATCGCGGCCATGCCCTCGGTGAAAGCGAGAATGTGCTGCTTCTGCTCCTCGGTCGCGTTTTGAAGCGCCGCTCGCATCTCGTCGATGGTCTTAGTCTCCTGCTCCGACATTGCTTGTCCTCACCTCCCCCTTGCATCATCCTTCCCTCCGTGGTATGCTGTCCCCGGAGGTGATTTCGTGCTTACAATAAACAGTGTCCGTCTGCATCACCGGCGTCGGTGAACTGGCTCTCAAACACGAAACCATATACAGCCGTGGATATGCCGTCGCCATCGCGGCCTGCATCTCTTCGATCTGCTCCCTGGTTCTTTCGATCCTGACGTTTTGCCGCTCGCTGTAATACCAATCCGCCCACTCGGCTTCATCGCGCTGCAAAACAAATCGCCACCAGCACCCGCTTGCATTGTCCTCGCCAATCAGATGCTTAATGCGAAGCAAATGCCCGTTTGTATAATCAAATTGTGTCTTGGCAGGCCTCCCGATCAGCCGCCGCAGCCATTTGCGAAATGGACTGATGTAAACCGGCATCTCGTCAAAGCCCTCCGGCTTTTCTCCGACCGCCTCGTCCCATATCCAGCAATTTAGCCGGCAGTATGCAAGTCCCAGCCGGTCCGTCGGTGTAAAGCTTTCCTCGCCCGGAATGTGGTCAAGCCTTCTCTCCATTCTCTCACCCCTTGCGTTTTCCGCCTCGCCGTGGTAAGATTCAGCCGGAGGCGGTGTTGATATGAACTATTACAAACTCTTGCGATACATCGACCGCCACAAAGGCGTTGACGACAACACGCTGAAAGCGGCGCTCAAAATCGATCCCGGCAGACTTGGCGATCTCGCGCAGGGTTCCTCTCTGAACTACCTGTTCCGCTATCCGAAGAAAAAAGGCGATCCCGAAAACTGGTGCTCAGAACTCACGTCAGACGGTCGCGTAGCCTTAGAACAGATGAAAACGGTGCGTCACTTTAACGTTCTTTCCTGCGTCCTCGCTGCTGTTGCCGCCGTGGCGTCCATCATCGGACTTTTTATTCGGTAACGCGATCGGCACCATCTCTAAAACAATGCTGTAAGCTTCGTTGCGCGTTCTTTCCATTTTTACTGACGTGATCTCGTATTCCTCGCCCTGCTCGTCGTTGTGGATTTTTGCCGTGACAACAAAATTGCAGGCGTGGCAGGTCAGCAGTCTCGCCAACTCGTATGCAAGCATCCCCCTCACCCCCTTGCGTTTTCCGCCTCGTCGTGATACAATCACGCAAAGGCGGTGATTACATGAAAGATGAAATTGATAAAATCGTTACAGTGTTAATTATTGCTACGCTTTTTATTTTTTGTGTTGTTTCAAACATTGGAATAAAAAATGATTCGTATAACGAAGGCTATGAAGATGGCTATGAGGCTGGGTATTCCGAAGGATATTCATCTGCCGAAAACAAGTATTACGACATAGGTTATGATGATGGTTATACCAACGGTAAATATGATAATATAGACAATGATTTTGAAAACGGTTATAGAGAAGGCTATGACGATGGATATTTCGATGCGTGTACTGATGCCGGAATTGAGCCAGAGTCTGTCCAAAAAATTGAACCAACCTCTAATACTGCCTCAAACAAATCCGCCGTTGAAAGTCGAACGCAGCCTCAGTCTCAAACCGTGTATATAACCGTAACCGGAACTAAATACCATCGAGCCGAATGCCAATACCTAAACGTAAGCAGAATCCCTATCGCGCTATCCGATGCGATCGCGCGGGGATATACGCCGTGCTCCAAATGTTGGTAATCGTATCTTCAAGACACACTATAGTCCCGTCCCGATACTTTGTCAAGCTTTTTTTGTGTCGTAAGGAAACTTTTTCTTGACATTCCACCTCACACGCTTTATTATGAGCGCGTGGAGGTGATTTTTTATGACCGAAAATGAAAGGATCAAAGAGCTGCGCAAGGCGCGCGGCCTGACCCTGGAGCAGTTCGGAGAGCGCCTTGGCGTCGGGAAATCGGCAATTTCTAAAATTGAAAGAGCTGAAACATCCGTCACCGATCAGATGCGCCGGTCGATCAGCCGGGAGTTCTGCGTCCGCGAGGAGTGGCTGCGCGACGGCGAAGGCACGATGGAGTCTGCCGATCTTCGCTCCGTCTCGATCCAGGAGGCGGTCAACCGTCTCATGACCGGCGAGACCGCGGAATTCAAGCGCCGTCTTGTCGTTGCTCTCTCCGCGCTGGATGAATCCCAGTGGATCTTCCTCCGCCGCAAGATGGAGGAGATCGTCGGCGTCGCCTCCGCCGATGAAGAGGACGAGGCGCAGGAGCTGGCGCGTCAGATCATCGAGGATAAAAAAGCGGAGGCCGCCTCGTCTGCTTCCGATACCGCCGCTGGCTGATGTCCCGCGGCTGAAATCCGACAGCGCTGTCGGATTTGCCCGACACCGCAAGCATAGATCACGCCCCGGCACTATGGAACTGTTACATCTGGTGGATTCCCGCCAAGAAAAAAGGAGAACGCTATGGAAGCACAGTCGCCGCGCTCTATAATTCTTGATATTAAAGGCATGATAAAGCAAAAGAACTTGTCAGTCCCGGACATTCTCAAGCTGTTGGAGGACGAGGGCGAGCCTCAGTCAGAGACGACGATCCGCCGTCTCGTAAAGGACGGCAGCGAGGACAATGACAGCTTCAACTTTTCGCAAACGATCAAGCCGATCGCAGACGCTTTTTATCGGCGCTTCAAGGCGAATGACGATATCGCGCAAACGCAGATTGACCTCTATCGGCATATCTCAGAATTTAAACTGGCGGAAATCCACCGGCTCCAGGCGCACATCGAGCACCTGGAAAGGACCAACGCCGACCAGAAGCACCAGATCGACGTGAAGGACAGGCGCATGGATGAGCAGGCGAAGCGCTGCGATCATCTGATGGAGCGGAATGATAAGCTCTCCGATGCCCTGATAGACATTGTGCGCAGCTTTAACATAAAAAGCTGAAATCCGCAAACGCTTGCGGATTTGAAAGGAGGCGGGCTTATGAAAGTCCCGACGCCGAAAAAGCTGCCCTCCGGCAGTTATCACATCCGCCTCCGCCTCGGCGATGAAACGATCTACATCACCAAGCCGACCGCAAAGGAATGCACCCGCGAGGCAGAGTACATCAAAGCGGAACACCGCGCGGAAAAGCGCACGGTAGTAAAAAAGACGGACTTGACGCCGTCTCAGTGCATAGATCAGTATTTGGCCACGCGCATGAATACGCTTTCCCCGTCAACCGTTCGATTTTATCGAACAGTTCAAAAGCACCGCTTCCCCCAAATTATGAATAAGCCCGTCAGCTCCGTCGAGGACTGGCAGGCGGTCGTCGACGCGGAAGCTGCGCGATACTGCGCGAAAACGCTGTCCACTGGTTACGGCGCGATAAAGACGGCGATCGGAGCTGTTGCCAAGCTCAAGCTGCCCGACGTCTCCTTTGGCGTCCTTGTGCCGAATGAGCGCGCGTTTCTGCTTCCGGAGGAAATTCCGCTTTTTGTGGCGGAAGCCGCCACAACAAAATACGCCGTTCCGCTTTTGCTTGCGCTGTCTTCGCTGCGCATCAGCGAGATCCAGGCGCTGGACTGGAAGGATATCCCGGAAAAGCCCGATTTCGTCCGCGTCCGCGGCGCGGTCGTCTTTGACGAAAACAACAAGTACATCAAAAAGGCGGAAAACAAAAACAGCACGAGCAACCGAAACGTGCCCGTGTTGATCCCCGAGTTAAAAAGCGCCATCAAGCGCGATCGCAAGCCCTCCGGCCAAGTGATGCCCTGCACGCAGAACAACCTCCGCGTCGCCTGCCGGAAGATCTGCCAGCGCGCCGGCGTCACAGAGGTATCGCCTCACGGCCTCCGGCACAGCTTCGCGTCTTTGGCATATCACCTACACGTCCCCGAGTACATAACAATGGAGATAGCCGGCTGGTCTGACGAGGCAACCATGAGGAAGATCTACCGCCATATCGCGCAATCGGATATCGAGCGTTACAAAGAAGCGCTTGGCGAGTTTTACGAAAGCGGTGGAAAAAACGGCGATGAAAACGGCGACGGCACTCTGAAACCCGCTAAACAAGCGTGATTTGCCTCCCGTTCCGAATGTTCGAATCCTTCACCCGCTGCCAAAATAAGGAAAAACCGTCAGTCCGCTGGATTGGCGGTTTTCCTTTTGTTTATGCAGCTTTGAGCCACTTTTTACCGTCTAATATTTTAGACGTTTTTGCAACTTTTTAATACACCCGTTTATAATCCAAAACGACAAAACGGCGATGAAAAAGGCGATGAAAAAGGAGGAGCCATAAGCTCCTCCTTTTCTGTCAGCCGCCCTTGTACATGGCCTGCAGCATTTTGATCTCGGCAGTCTTTTCGATCTCGACCTCATGATCGCGGTCGTAGGCCGCCTGCATCGGCGCGGGAGGTTCCCCGGTCTCGCGCCGGTACTGCTCGATCATCTTGACGCCCTCCTCGTGCAGCACGCTGTTGGCGTGCCGCAGCTCCTCAAGGGAAAGGTTGTAGTACGTCTCGGCGAGACTGCGGTTTTTGTCCTTGTACCTCAACGCGAGCCTTGCGTACTTTTTCGCGTCGCCCAGCTCGTCGTCAATGTTGTCGGACAGCTCCTTAATCTCGATCATGCCGTTACCTCATCAGTAAGCGGCAGCCGCGGCCTCCGCCACAGGCGGATTGGCAACCCAGCGCCCCAGCGTGCCAAGCAGAGTCTGCGTCTGGTTGTAGTTGCTGATCTGGTTGTCCTGCGCAAGATTGCGGCGCTCGGAATCGTCGAGACGATACTCAAGCATTTTTGTCTTGATGTCGCAGCAGCAGATTTCCATCTGGTGCCCGATTGCCGAAATCTGCGAGCGCAGCTCAGAAAACTGATTGGCGTTTGCCAGATTCATGGCATTCATGCTCTGGAGCATGCTGATCTGATCCGCGCCATGCTGCTGCATCATCATCATGGTATGCTGATTGATCAGCTGTGCGGTCTCATAGTTGTTGTTCGCGGAGCTGAGCAGCACGTCACGGATGCCGTTCTGCGTGCTCTGATTGTTCACCGCGTCATTGATCGCGGCCTCCGTGCGTCCGGCGTCGCCGCCAAAAAGACGGCCTCCGAACATGAGCACCACGATAATGACGATTACTGCCAGCCAGCCGCCGCCGAGAATGTTTTCACCCATGTTTTTGCACTTCCTTTCTTAAAAATATGTATTATCACCGGCCGGATGATAATCGTCAAAGTTTGGACAAGTATTCCTTAATCTGACTCGCGATCTCGCTCTCGTCCATGCCGCGCTCGCGGCAAATTCTGTGTGCCTCGTTTTCAAGATCCTCCGGATTGATCTGCCGAAACGCCGGGTGCAGCGTGCCGAGCGTCTTAAAAAAGTCTTTTGCGCTCTCGCCGCGCATCATGGCGCCAGCGGCACGCATAATAATGTCTGTCCCCAGCTTATTCAAGCCGCCGCTCGGCTTTCCAAAAAGTGAACTGCTCATTCTATTGCCTCCTCACTGCCGGGTATCTTTTGTGTGGCCTCACGGAAAAGGTCTACAAGTTCCGCTTTCAGCGTTTCAAGATCCCGGACCGTTACATAGTCGCCGTCAGATTTGGGAGGATCCTTTAACGTGTAATAGCCCATCTTCATGGGCAATTCGTTGCCGTTGGCGTCCGTCTGCCTGTAATAAAAGACGTCCTCATTCAAATCGAAAATCGCAATGTCGCTGTCAACGCCCAGTTTGATCGCCCGCGCGCCTGCGATCCCGTCTGAAACGCGCGGGACGTGCTGCGTCTGCGGCAGCTTGTCCGCCATTGCGTTTTGCCGGGAAGTCAGCGCCTCAAGCTCCGCGCACTGTTTTTTCAGCCCTTCCAGCGTCGCCGTGTAGTCGTACATTGCACCATCTCCTTTCGCATCAAATGCTATTGCTTTTTGTCCTCAAAAAGCAACTTTTACTTCTGGCGGATTTCCGCCACTTTTGGGGCATAAAAAAAGCACCCCGAAGGGTGCTTTTTTGTTTTCTTATGGTGCAGAAAGATAACGCGGTTCGGAATACCAGGGTGCTTTGCTCAGCGTGCTTTCGGCATATCCCGCGGCGTAGTACAGCGCGTTTTTCTGCTCGATGTTAATTTTGTACTTGTCGATCACGGAAAGGACCTTGTCGCGCTTCGTCTGCCCTTTGATGTCTTTTCCGTTTGCGTCCTTGCTGCTGGTCAGACTCGCGGTGTCGACCTGCAATTTGAGATAATCGTCAAAAATCAGGCCGGAGGCGATCACCTTGTCGATGTCGTCCTCGTGCGTTCCCGTCACCAGCGTCCGATAGACGTCGCGTTTCTTCTGTTCCGGGAGATTGGCATCAAGCAGCGTCTGGCACTCGGCCTCGGTCTTGTCCGTGCCGGTCAGCATGGAATCCTGTTTGATCTGCATCAGCGTATCGGTCAGCGCTCCGACGTTCAGCTTGGGCGCGCTGTCAATCAGCTCCTTCTCTTTGCTGTTTGCAATAAATGTATAGTAGGCCGCACTCTTTGCCGCCGGCGTCAGATCGGCGTTCTGGATCGTGCTGATCTTTGCCTCGGTCTGTTCGTCGGCCTCCAGCTCGTCCAGCGTGGAGATTTCTGCTTTCAAGCTAAAGTACTGCGACGGTTCAAGCCCCATGCTCTGCGCCGTGCGCACCTTTTCGACCGAACTTTCCGCCTCCTGCCCCGTGACCTCGCTTCTGGCGCTGGCCTTGGCGTAGTTGTAAAGCCCCGTTATGGCACGCGCTTTTGCCTCGTCGTCCAGCGCCTTGTAAGCGTCGCTGGTCAGCAGGTCGTCCAGGTTCTGCCCGATGGCGTCGGTGTAGGCGCTGCGATAGCGCTGCTCCTGCGCCGCGGTCAGCTCCATGCTCTCCCCGTCGACCGTAAAGCCCGTCGGCACGTCGGACGGGATCACCTCCGTCCCAGTCGCCTCGTACAGCCGCGCAAGCTCTTTTTTCGCGTCGTCGCTCACGCCGTCGATCCGGTCGTCGACCAGGTTGTCTACGCGCACCTGCAAAGCGTCTCCTTCCAGCCCGGACAGATCGCGTTTCGTGGTGGAGTCCCACAGCGCCTTGTATTCCTGCTCCACCTTCGGGCTGATCGCGCGCAGCGTTCCCAGCAGATACTTCTCGATGTTCGTCGCCGGCACGCCGCCAAAGTAGACCGCCATTTTTTCCGCAAGATCCTTGACGGCGCCGAGGAATTCGCTGCCGTGCGTCTTGACATAGTCCTCAATGCTGCCGCCGTTCTGCGCGATGTCATTCGTGTCCTGCGCCACCTTGCGCATGGACTTTACGGCGTCGGTCAGTGTTGTTGTTACGTCCTCCAGCTGAGACAGCCCCGGCGTTTCCAGTCCGGAATAGTAGCTGTTTTTCTTTCCGGCAAACATATCGAAAAGATCCGTGGTTTCATCGCCTCCAAGAAACATGCCGGCCATGTCCTTGAGCGCGTTTTCCGCGATCTCGCTGCCGACGCTTTCCGCCGTCAGCTCGTCCTCGTCGTCGCGGTACTTCTTCGCCGCGTTCTTCCAGAGCTGATTTCCGAATTCGATCGCCTCAAACAGCAGGTTTGCAACAACGATCGAGCCGACCGTGCGCGCCAGATTGCGGTTGGCCTCCGTCTTTGCCTTGCCGGTCGCGTTCTGTGCTTCTCCGAAAGCCTTGCGCAGCATGTTTTGCTGCTGCAAGGGCACGGTCTTGAACATCGTGAACGCCTTGGTCAGATCGCTGTCGTTGCGCATGATACCCGCGCGGTGCATCACGTCATACATCGGCTGCGTCAGGCTGACAGCCTCGTTGTAGACCTCCGCCGTTTTCTGGTAAAATTCGTCGCTGCCGGCTTTCAGATCCGGGTTATGCTTTTTGACGTAGTTTTCCGCCCACGGCCACATGGCCTTGACGGTAAATCGGTCCATGCCCTGGATCGCGCCTCCGAAAAGGAATCTTGTCGCTTTGTTTCGCTGTGTCCAGTTGGGATTGTTTTTCAGCTCCGCCAGCTCCGGCGTCGCGTAGCCCATGGAGCGGTATTCCAGCTCCGGCGTGTACTTTTCAATGAGCTTTGTGTCGGTATTTGCGATCTGCTTTGGCGTCGGGATGGTGTCCACGCCCAGCACCGCCGCCGCGGATGGGAACGAGGAAAACTGCTTGAGCACAATTCCGGGGTTTGCGCCAAACGTCGCCGTGACGTAGTTGTTCAGCAGCTTGCCGGTGATTTCATCAATTACGCTTTTGTCCTTGACCCGCCTGTTTTGCAGGTCGCCGATCAGGGTTTCGATGTATTTCACCGCGTCGCCGCCCCACTTCTGCGTGATGGCGTCCTTCATGCTCTTTCCGCTCTCCTGCCAGTTGATGAGCGTGCTGACGTTCCGCAGGGGGATTGCAAGCCCGTGATACTTGCCGACGGTATTCACCGTGTCGTCAAACGCCTCCCACACGCTCATGGCCAGCATGGGATTCTTGGAAAATACGCGCTTTTGCAGGCTCGGCATGGCTTCGATGGACTCGTTGATGATCGTCGGATCTGTCGCCCGGTAGTTCTGGTTGGTGTAGATCTTGGAATAATGCGTCGTCATGGCTTTGTCTATGCCGTCCATGATCTGGCTGGTCTCGTTGATGGCCTTTTTTGCCTTTCCGTCGAAGAAAGTGTCCATCAGGTCAAAGAGCGCCTTTTCCTCCGCCGTCAGATTGTCATAGGCAAAGAGCTTCTTCATCGTCTCCGGCGCCAGCTTAACGGTCGTGCCGCGGTTGTAGGCCTCGGCTCGCTCGCCCTTGGCGTAAAGCTCCTTGTCCGGGAACGTGACGCCGCCCTCCGCGTGGCGCAGGTTGTCGTTGTTGCGGATGCCTCTTGCCAGCTCCACCCGCATGGCGGGCGTCAGGTGCACCGTGACCGTGTCGCCGAAAATGGGCTGATGTCCTTCGCCGTATTCCAGCAGCCGCGGGACCTCGATGTCGTACCAGATCGCGTCCTTGCCCTGCCCGTCGCTTTTGGCGATCCAGTCCGCATGCTTTTCGCGGAAGTCCTTGACCATGTCGTTTGCTTCCACGACAAAGCGTTTTCTTGCCCGCTCGCCTTCTTCAAGCTGCTTGGTGACGGTCTGATTCCAGGTGTTGTTTGGGTTCCAGCCTCCCAGGCGCTCCAGATAGTTCATCGGCGTGAGCTGACTGTCCAAAAGCTTTTCCGCGCTCATTTTAATGCCCGTGCTCTTGCCACGACCCTTGCTGCCCTCGATGTCGCCGCGCGCGTATTTGTAGAGGACGGAAAACTCTTCTCCGCGCTTCTCTCCGATTTCTTTATTCATGTCGGTAAGGTGCTGCTCCAGCATTTGCAATGCGCGGTGGATATTCATCAACTCTTCCGACGTGAGATCAGCAAGATATTTCTGATCCATACGCTCCAGCAGCGCAAGCGTCTTTTTGTCGGGGATATAATTGGGATCTTCCGCTACAAGACGCTCGTACAGCTCCGCATTCTCCGCCATTTTTGCCTTTGCCCGTTCGGTCAGGCGTTGCGCGTCGGTCGAGATGTTTCCCAGCGCCTCCCGCGCGATTTGCTGTTCTTCCGGCGACAGCCGCTCCATCGCCTCGGCAAGCCTTGTGTCGTTCATGCCGATGCGCTTTCTCAGCCGCTTAAGGTTTCGCAGCGTCTGCGCCGCGGCCTCTCGCTGACGTCGCGCCTCGTCCTTTTTGGCAAAAGCCTGACGCCAAAGCTCTTTCTCTTTTTCGATCCGCTCGTCGGCTCGGTCTTTCAGCTCCACTTCCAGTTTGGCTTTATCCGCAAATTTACGGATCGCCTCGTCAAACTGGCGCTCCAGATTATTGATTTGATCCTCGCGCGCGCCCTCGCCGTACTGCTGCGCCATCTGTTCAGCGTCCTCGGCAAGGGATATCGTCCTATTTTTGCCCATCTCCGCGGCGTCGACCATCTGCCGCAGCTGCGTCGCGCCGTCGGCGTTCGGATCGACAATGCCCTCGCCCAAAAGCTCGGCCATTTCATCAGCCACGACGTCCACGCCCAAGCCCTTGCTTGCGTCGGTTACAAAATAGATCCCGTTGCCCATGGCTTTTGTGCGCAGGCTGTTCCAGTCGTCGCCCAGCTCGTTGCGGATGCTGTCGTTGACGTAGATCCTCCGGCCTTTGAGCGTGTCTCTCGCGTTGCGCATATCCGATTCCGCCTCCACATTGACCACGCCGGCGTCGTACAGCGCCCGGATCATCTCCGCGCGGTTCTCCTCGGTGATCCTGCCCTCTGTCAGAATCTCGTCGGCGATCGCGTTGATCCGGTCGGTAAACGTTGCCTTGGAGCCGTTCGGCACGTTGAACACACTCAGCAGCTCATGCCGCAGATGTCCCTTTGACCGTGACGGGCGGTTTTCGCGTCTGGTCTTGGTTTCGCTCTGGCCGGAGCGCCGCAGAATGCTGCTGTACTCCGCCGAGGACTGCGGCACATATCCGTTTTTAAGGTCCTCTACCGTCGGGATATACAGCGGTTCACTTTTTTCCACATTGTCGGCGGCTATCTGCTCACCGCGCAGTCGTGTAAGCTCTTCCTGCAGTGCCGGGGAGTCGTCGCCGATATACCGAGGCTCCTGCATTTTACTGTTGACATTCTGCGGAAGCTTCCCGGAAATTCTCTTTTCCCATGCGGCATTGTCAAGCGCCTCGTCGAGCGTCATGCCGTACTCGTTTTTGAAGATCGCCGCGATCGACTGTTCAGCCTCCGTCGGATTCTCCGCCGCCATCTGGTAAAGCGTCGTTTCAAGGTCATTGAGCCGCTGGAGGGCGTAGCGCTGTCCCGCGTCTTGCACGCCGTTCAACTCCGAACGCGTTGCCTCCGAAGCCCTCGCCCTCTCCGCGAGCGGCGCGCCGTCGCGGATGTCCTGCGCCACGCTCCGCAGCACGTCCATTCGCGCCAGCTCTGCGGCGTCGTTGTCATGAACAAGGTCTGCATTTTTCCATTTGACAATCGGCGAGGTGTCGGGTATACTGTTAGTAGAATCATACGGCGTGGCAATTTCTTTCGCCAGGGCGGAAGGCTTGCCTTGCGCGCCGACAGATTCAGAAATCCCGTCCGGCCCTCCGGTAACTCCGCCCTGCGCGGTTAATCCGGTTTTTGTGTTGCCGGATGGGGTTTCGTTTATTCTGACGTAGTTCCCATCCGAAATAGATGCTGTCGCCTCGTCAGAGGCGTTTTTTCGTGCCTCTGCGCCCTCGTTTTCCGCAGCCGTCAAATTCCCCGCCGGAGGCGCTTCCGCTGTCGCCTCGCGCTCGCCGCGCAGCCGTGCGATATCCTCCTGCACCGCCGGGATATCGTCGCCGAGATAGCGCGGCGCGTTGTCGTTCTGTGCGCTTCCCGTCACGGCGTTGACGGCTTTTTCCCCTGCTCCCGCGATCAGCGCTGTGATGACGCCGACGACGCCGTCCGTGATGATCTGATCCGCTTTGTACCCGTCCCAGTCACCGGTAATGGCAAGCTTCGCCAGCGGATTGAGGATGTCGGACATGATTTCCTCAAGACCTTCGTTCAGCCTTTCCGCCGTCGCGGAAGAGAGCACCTCCATCAGCGCGCCGTTCCACGCCTTGTTTTTGGTCAGCTTGTCGACAAGCTTGTTGACAAGCCCAACGTCGGTATCATACGCCGGGTTCCCGCCAAACAGCTTTTCGGTGAAATACTCCGTCGCCGCGCTCGCGAGGCCGAGCGCCGTCTGCTGTTTGACGTCATATCCTTGCTGTCTCGCCTCCTGCGCGCCGCCGCCGAAGGAGCGAACCATCATCGGCAGCATTGCGCCGCCGCCCGTCGCGAGTCCGAGGCCGACGTCAGCCGCCATCTGCGCGGCGCCGACTCCGGCGTCTACCAAAAGCTGCCCAACCTTCCCCGCGCCCTGCTTCGCCCTCGCGATATCCCGCGCGCCGCTTTCGGAAATCTGATCCGCAAGCTTCGCCGTTTCCTTCGCCGCCCCGACCTGCGCGTCTCTTGCGCCCGTCAGCGCGTCATAGAGCTGCTGGAGCTGGTCGACAATGCTCTGTTGGCTTGCGATATCCTCCGGGTGCTCATATCCGGGCTGCTGCATCAGTGCGAGATCAGCCTTTGCACGGTCGAGACTGTATTTGACGTCCGCCGCCTGATCCGCGTACATGACGTCGCGCGCGCCCTGTGTCGCCTCGTATGCGGTTCGCTGCGCGTCGGTCATCATGCCGGCATAGGTTTTTCCCGCGCCGCTCAGCGTTTTTGTAACCCGCTCACCGATGGAAATGTTATTCGGGTTGTCCGGGTCAATACCGTACAGCTCCAGCGTCTGCCGCGCGTCCTCATACGCCTTTTTCTTTTCCGCCAGCCCCGTCCACAGCCTCTGCCGCTCCGAATCGCTGACGGAAAGCGGATCGAGCGCCGCGAGCTTGCTGTCAAGGTTTTGATACGCTTTCTTCGCTTCGTTGTAGGTCTCGACCTTCTCGGCCTTGCGCTCTGCCCTCTGCTGTACCGCCGCCGGGTTCCGCCCGCCGAGCACGCCGAGCCCCTGATCCGCGGGCGCTGTGCTCTGCCCAATGTCCGGCGCTGCCAGATAGCGCGGTTCGTCAAGCGAGCGGCCGGTTCCCGATCGCGGCGTTTCCGTTTTCTGCGCTTGCTGCAGCCGGTACGCCCAGTCCTGACCGCTGATGCCGTCCGGTTTTGCCCCGGTCGCGATCTGCTGCGCTTGCTGCTTCTGCCACGCCTTCATGGACGCGTCCGCGTCCGACGTGCCCCACTTCTGGTATGCCGCCGCCTGCGTCTTCGCGCCGAAATAGCCGTCCTGCGACACGCCCAGCAGCCCCTGAAGCGTCTTGACCTGCTCCCGCGTAAGGCTGCCGTTGTTGTAGGCCTTGCTGCCCGGATTTGTTACATTCGCAAATTTATCGTAGCCGCCGCCCTCCGCGCCGCCGGAGTACCCAGCGCGGGCGCGGATCGCCTCTGCGCCTTCATGAGCGCGTCGCATGCCTTCTTCGTCGCCGGCATCGTGGGCGCGCTGCCATTGTGCGGTGTATACCGCAATGGCCTGTTGCTGCTGCGTGTCAAGATACTTTTTGTCCCATTCAGATACCGCCATTTTTAATCTCCTTTTTAAAAGAGCCTCGCGGCGTGAAAGTCGCCGCGAGGCTTTGTGATGCTCCTGCGACTGCGGGCGTCAGGACGGATCGCTGAAAATGATCTGGCGCGCGTCGCCCCAGCCGCAGCCGAAATCGACGTAGCCGGTGAAAAGATCCTTGAGCGGGTTGTCGAGGTCACTGCGCATCACGGTGGGCTTCGTGATGTAGATGAGCTTGACCATTTCCTTCATCAGCGTGGGATCGCAGATCGCCCACTGCTTCTTGGTAAAGCCGTCGTCGCCGCCGCCGACGACCATGTACTGAAGATCAGCCAGCGGGTTCGCCGCGTTGGTGTTGTCGTCCGGGTTGCGGTTCGGACGGAACTTGCCGTGATCGCCGCAGATCTTCTTTGCGTCCGCTTCCAGCTCCGGGGACACCAGCAGCAGGCTGTAGTCCGCGAGGAACGGCAGGCCGTCCGGCGTAGTCATGCGCCCGCCGAGCGCCTGCGCCTTCGTGATGTTGCTCACGCTCAGCGTGTCGGTGATCTTGTTGGAGAACGTGCCGGCCTCCGGATCGGCGATAAACGTGCGCCCCTGCGAACCCTTGGACGCGACGGGATGGTCAGTCGCTGCCCAGGGCTTGTTGTCGCCGCCCTTGTAGTTGGCGTCAAACGCGTTGCCGAACATCCTGAGCATATACATATACACGGTCATAGCCGCGCTGTCGCCCAGCATCTTGCCAACGCGCCCGCACTCGCCGCTCTTGTCGATCTTCGCCTGCTTGTAGCCGACGGACTCGGACAGCGAATACTCGACAGGCGTGATGATGGTCTTGAAGCCGCGCTTCTTGCTGCCCTCGTTGAGGTTGTTGCCGTCATAGACGGGCATCTCACCGTAGCCGCCGCCCGCGGTCAGCTCATAGTCGATGCTGTCGGTGGTCGTCGTACCGACAATGCTCAAAAACTTGTTGAGCCGGTTATTATAGGCATACTCGAACGCCTTGCCGACGAATTTGTAGTTGTTGGTCTTCCATGCCGCAAGATTAGCCATTTTTATGATCTCCTTTCAAATTTCAGGTCGTAGTGGGCGTGATCCACGCCCCTGTGCCGCGGTCGTAGTAGTACACGGCGCCCGTGTTCATTTCCTCCAGCTTCGAGCCGTTAGCCATGTCCGCAGGCGTCGGCTTGCTGTCCGTGGAGAGACACACGCCGTCGCGATACGTCGTGTTGTCTCCGGAGCGATAACGCTCCTCGAACCACGTGACCATTACGCGTCCACCGCCAGCGCGTGCTTCTTGATCATCAGGTTTACCTTACCGGCCTTGATGTCGTTGCCGATCACGCGCAGCGGAAGGTTGGCGCTCGCGGTCAGCACAATGCCGGTGCGGTTGGCGTCCAGGTTGCCCTTGGCAAAGCCGACGGGCGGGAACACCGCGTAGACGTCACCGGCGCTGGGCGTGCCGCCGCTCTCCAGCGTGAACGTGCCGGAGGTCGAGGCGGTCACGGAGTAGTCGGTGATCGCGCGCACCTTGCCGATCGGGTCGGTGTTGGTGCTGTCAGCGGCCTTGCTGATCAGCTTCACGTAACCGCCGTTGAAATCGTCCGCCGCGAAATACTGCCCGGCGGTGAAAACCAGCGTGGTCGCGCTGCCGCTCGCCGCGGTCACTTCGGGAGCCTTGACCTGGAAGACCGCCGCGGGATCGTCGATGACAGAAATCTTGGTGCCGTTCGCGCGCGGGTTGAGCGCGTCGGCGCTGCCGCTGTGTGCCTCGTTCGCCACGCCGAGAACCGCGCCGGTCTCCGCGGCGGCAGTGGTGACGACCTTGCCCTCGCTCAGCTTGACGAGCTGGCCGTCCTTGATGTCGGCGTTATAGGCGATGTCATACTCGCGCGCGCTGAGGAGCACGCCGCCGTCGAGCTTCTGATAAAAACGCATGGTATAGTCTCCTTTCATGTTGTTGGGATCAGCGTCCCAAAAATTCTTTGGCCGTCATGGCCATTTCCGGATGCTCGGCATTCCATCGGTCGAGATCCTTTTTCTGACTGGGCGTCAGCGTGACGCCGCCGGGCGTTCCGCCGCCGGTGGAGCGCTGCGCCTTCTGCTCCGCTCGCGTGACCGCCGATCGCTCCGCGTCGCCCACGATGATTTGATACTCGTCGTAGAGCTGCGCCAGAGGCTCGCGTCCGTAGCGGCTGCCGCAAAACAGTCTGAACTTTTCATTCGCGTCCAGCTTCGCGACGTCCACCGTCGGGTGCTTTTGCAGAAAGTCCGCCAAATCGCGCCGGATAAAGTCGTCCTGCGGCGCGCTGCGATTCTGCAAGGCTTCCGACTGCCGCTCGCGCCGCAGCTCGGATAGAAAAGCGCGGTTTGCGGCGTCCTCCTCGATCTCGGCAATGCTCCGTCCGGTCTCCTTGGCTCGCTTTTCATTTTCGGCTTTCAGCACATTGGCGCTGTACTCGCTCAACTCCTTGAGCGACGCGAACGGCTTGCCCGTGTAGGGATTCCGCAGGCCGCTCAGTCCGGCGATCGCCGCGTCCGTCCTTGCCGCCGCTTCGGCCTCTGCTTCCTTCTGCGCGCGGATGCGCGCGGCGCGAATGGCGGCATTTTCCTCGGGTGTCTGCTGCCTGGTTTCCTTGGTCTGATCTGCCCGAGCGGCGCCCTCGGGCTGCGTGTCGGGTTTGTCCTTGGTTTCCTCCGGCTCGCCGTCTTCGCCGACTTCGATCAGGTCAAAGTCCGGGTTGTGAGAGCCTACGACGCTCTCCTGCTCCGCCGCTTCAGTCGGAGTTTCGGTTTCCTGCTGCGGCTGAGCCACGACCTCAGCCTGTCCGCCGCTTTCGCCCTCCGGCGCAGTCGGATTTAAAATGTTGTCTTCCACGGTTTAACCTCCTCTGTTTAAAATCGTTCACATTATGCCCTGCGGTACCGCGTTGATTGGCATTCCCATCGGCGCGGCCTGCTGCGGCGTGGATTCGGTCGGTGCTGTGCCGGGGAATTGCGGCTGAATCGTCTGCTGCTGATCCTGCACGAATTGCTCCACGATGCCGAGCAATCTTGGATCCTGCTCCAATGCCTGCGTGACCTCCGGTGGAATTTTCGGCTCGAACTTCTCCCGCCACTCGTCGACGATCTCCTGCTTCTGCGGGATATCCAGATAGTCCAGCATGGCGGCAAGAAGCTGCCAGTTGTCTTCCGTGACCTGCGTCGCCGCCAGCTTGTCCAGCAGCTCCACCGTCGCGCCCGGCGTCTTGGTCAGCGCGTCGCCGCACGTCACGGTCACGTCCACGCGCGGATAGTAGATCCTCGCGTCCTGCACCAGCTCGCCTGTGAGCGGATCGCGTATTTCCGGCGTCTGCATGGCGTAGCGGTTGCTGTTGTAGATGATGCTCTCACTTTCCTCGCCGCTTTTTTTCGCGCCGATAAAGAGCAGCCGGTCGTCGTCGAAAAACTCGATCGCCAGCCAGTCCAGCAGCTCGTAGAGCCGACAAAAGCCCGCGTTGCGGTCAGCGGTCTTGATCTGCGTCTGCGCCGCCGCGTCCGATCGGAGCTGCAACAGCCCGGAAGCGGTGGTCACACGTGCCGTTTCGCGGCCGTTGTTGCTGTCATAATTGCGGTTTGCTCGCTGCATCTGATTGAGCAGCCACTCCACCATGTTGATGGTCTTAACGCCGTCGGAAAGCCCGCCGAGCCTCGTCACGCCGCCCATGCGGCCGGGGTTGACCTTCACCACCGCGCCGGGAACGTTAGTCAGCTCCTCGCCCGGCACCAGCGCTCCGTCCTCCATGAGCACCACGTCGTTTGCCATCATCGCGTCGTTGAAAAGCCCGGTGGCAAGCTCGCGATCCGCCGCGTCCACCAGCGACAAAATCGGCTCCAGCTCGCTCTTGTTCCAGAACTGCGTCTCGTCGCGGATGCACCAGTAATGCACAAAGGGGAAAAGCTCACACCCGGCCTTTTGCCAGTAATCGTCAATGTGCCGCAGCTCCACGCCGCCCGCCTGGATGCTGCACCCGATCGCGCCCGCCTTTGCTTTCTTCGTGTCAAAGGGCTGCCGGTACCAGAATTCCATGATCTGTACGAGATCATCCCTTGCCGCGGTCGACTGCGTATACGGCTCGAGCACGTCGTCTGACGTCCGATAGTTTGCCCCGGCGACGATATCATCCAGCGTCTTGTCCTGCTTTTTGATCTCGTCGTGGTACAGCCGCCAGAACTTGAGCTTGTGCAGCGTGTAGATGTAAATGACGTACTCGCCCGCCTGTAACCCTTCCGGCCCCGCGGTGGGATCGGGATAGATATTCTGCGGCGCGACGTCGCGGATGCGGATGTTGCCTTTTCGTTCTCCGCACGGCATTTCGTCGTCCCAGTAGGCTTTCCAGAACGCGTCGCCCAGCTTGCGCAGTCTGCGCTCGTTGGACGTATTCATGTCGTTGATCCGGTTTTCCTCGACAATGTACTTCACGGCAAGCTCGCGCTCGTGCGCCTTTACGCTGTCCAGATCGTCATCGCGCCCGTGAAACTCCGGCTGCGGCACCTCCGGGTTGATCTGGCTTTCCACCATGATGTACGGGTCGGGTACGCAGGCTGGCGTCCACGGCAGGCCGCTGTCCTCAATCGCCTCCGCCATCTCTTTCGCGGCGTCGTGCGCGAAGTTGTAGTAGTCGTTAAATTTTCGCCACTCCGCCTCCCGCACGGCGCGCTCGTCCTTTGCCTGCTGCAAAAGCCATTCCGCCGTAGCGACGCGGCCCTCCGGGGTCGAATAGTCGTAGATGCGCCCTTTTTCGTAGCCCTCCGGCGTCGGCGTTCTTTTAAAAAGCCTCATCTCTTACGCGCCCCTTCGCTGATTGTGGAAAGCGTCGCCAACGCCGACGCCGCGTCGAGAAACTGTGTCACGCGCTGACTGTTCGGTCCCCAGAAGCCGTCCACGGCGATCTGCGCCTCCGGGTGCGCCGCGTTCCAGGCGCTCTGCACGGTCTTGACCTGCTCCCGTGTCAGCCCGCCGTTGTTGTACGACGTTCCCCCGCTCTGCACCGTGCCGCTCTGCGTGCTCCCGCCGCCATACGGCGCGCCGTAATAGTATTCGTAGTCCCGCAGGAATGTCGGGGACGGCGTGGCCTCGGGGTGCTTGCTCAGATAATCCCGCTCGGTGATCAGCTGCGCCATCGAGAACGTCGGCGAGTATTCCGGCTCTCCCGTTTCGGTCAGCGCGCTCGTGTCGATGCCGAGATTCGTATAGCCGCTGTAGTCGCCGATCTTCGCGGCGAGCTGCGCCAGCGCCAGCGCGCGGCTGTACGCGTCCTGCTCCCGGTCGTATGCCTGCTGATCCGCCGTGAGCTGACGGCTGTACGCCTGCTGATCCGCCGCGGTCTGCCGGTCGTAGGCGTCGTTTTCCAGCTGACGCGCCCACTGCTGCGCGTATCTCGCGTCGTTCTGCGCGTCGCGGTAGAGCTGATAGTTGCGCTCCCAGTCCTGCTGCTCCAGCGAGTCGCCGCGGCTGAGAAGCGCGCGAAGCACGTCGGCGTATTGGTTGGTGCGGTCGCGTTCCAGCTCCGCGGCGAGCTGCGCGCTTTGCTGCGCCCCGCTGAGCCTCGCGTCGCTGATCGCGCGGTCGATCGCGCCCAGCTCGCCGATGCGGCTTTCCTCGCCCTGCCGCAGCGCGTCGGCGTAGCTTGTCGCGTAGCCGAGTCTCGTGCTCTCCGCCGCGCCGCCGGTCAGCCCCTGCGCCGCGAGCCTCTGGTCAAGATTCTGCCGCGCGTTCATGCTGTCGCGGTAGAGCTGAC